ATAACAACTGATGATAGATATAGTGAAGTTGTAAAAGCTGCAGAACAAGATAAACCTATATCAAATATGTTTGAAGGTATGACATCATATGCAGAAAATCCTAACTATATTAATCTTTTAACTAATGTATATTCAGATAGAATAAAACCAATAATAGAAACAGAAAATGTATTGATCCCTAGAAAAAAACCTATGATGGATCAAATGAATAATTTACAATAAAAAAGGGGAGCCATAAAGACTCCCCCCAGCGAGCAACAACAAGACACGCAGAGCATTTACTCTGGGTGTCTTTTTTTTTGCACTAAATAAACTTTATATTTTCTGTATAATCTGTTTAATGTCATCTTGTATTTTCTTCCCCATTGAGTTAGCATGATTAATTATTGCTGCACACAGATTAGCTTGATACGGAAAACCTTTTAACGCTTCTCTAACTTTACCTACAGGTTTACCACCATAGTCTACTACAATAGCATTGTCTTTATTTAAACCTATCTTTAACTCAAACAATATACCAGTGTATTTATCTAGATTATTTTTTTCCGTCATCTTTCCCCCTAACTGGGTTATATGGTGTAAGAGCAGATAACGAGTTCATAAGTTTAACTACTTCTCCATATGGTCTAGTCATTAAATATCTCATAATATCCATTAACTGTTCTGAACTTACAAGATATGTTCTTGGTGTTGCTGTTGGTTGCTGTACTTTTGGCTTTTCATCTGACATGTATCCTCCTATTAAAATGGTATGTCTTCATCAAAACGTTGATTTACTACAGTTAGTTTATCTTCTGCTTCAGCTATCTTACTCATCAGTTTATCTAACTCTTCTATAAATTGCGGATGTTCACCTATACCTACAGGTCTATGTAAGTATACTTCAGCAGTAGCTTTAGCCTCTTCTATTACTGCTTCATATTTTTTTCTTAACGCCTTTATCATTGCTTCTCTTATATCCATTACCATGCTCCTTTAAATTGGTAGTATTTATTTTCTATCATATCCTCATCATCAAGATATGGATTATGTTTTGCAGCTTTAGATTCTCTAGCATCTCTTATAGTTTGATTAAGAGTTCTACCATCTCTAACGCATGCAGAAACAAAGTCTTCTACTTCTAGTACTGCTTGTTTAACTTGCCCCATTGCTGACCTCCTTTATTAGTCTGTTTAAATACCAGTGTGCTTTCTGTAAATCTTCTAACGGTTCTCCTTTAAACTTATATCTAGAAACATACTTCAAGATATTACCTTTAAGATACCCATGAAACTCATCGTTAGTCATACAGTCTGTAATAACATCTATAGTTTCTTTTCTACCATGTAGATAATGTGCAGGTGCATTTACATTATCATATGTAATTTCATTCTCATATGACATGTCATGGCTATGATCTTTTGCAAACTTATATGTTCTTTTATTTTTTACCATATTCTCTCCTAATAGTTTTAATATCAATTGTTTCTATATTATAATTGCCATTCTTAACTTCTCTTTTAATTACCAAACCACTCCACCACATATGCTGAGTATCTCTAGCAAAATGTTCTGGATGATTTAAATAGCAACCAGCAGATAAACCATGTATCTTACTACCATTTGGTAATGTAGATATAGCATAATCTAACAAATGACTATGACCTACTGTAGCAGAAACTTTGTGTTTTGTCAATAGGGTACGACCAATATTTTCTCCAGATATAGCCGATCCCATAATACCAGAAGGAAAATGATGTGCGTAATATATACCATCAACTACTTTCATTTGCTTATAAGGAACTTCTT